GGTGAGATTGGCGTCGGCGAGATAGGCCCTGGCGAGATTGGCTCCGGTGAGATTGGCGTCGGTGAGATTGGCTCCGGCGAGATTGGCGTCGGTGAGATTGGCCCTGGTGAGATTGGCTCCGGCGAGATTGGCTCCGGCGAGATTGGCGTCGGCGAGATAGGCCCTGGCGAGATTGGCTCCGGCGAGATTGGCGTCGGTGAGATTGGCGTCGGCGAGATTGGCTCCGACCTTCACTGCCCATCGGACGGCAAGCCCGAGCCTCACGGCGGGGGTCGCATCCGGTGCGCAAGTGATCTGCGCGGTAAACTGAATCTCACCGCTCCAGCGGTTTTTGACTTCAAACGGAATGGTGACTTCGGTCATTTCTCAGAGCCTTCTGATTGAGGGGTGCGGTATTCGGCGTAGAGCCGGTCGGCGATCTCGAAGGGGTCGAGGCCGAGCTCGGACCAGAAGCGGTGTTCGGCCATGCCGTGCTGGCGTTCGTGACAGAGGCGGTTCAGCGGGACGGCGAACCGATCGGACGGCTTGACCTGCATCCCGGTTGACCGCTTGCCGCGCTCCGAGCTGGCCATGCGGATGTGCGCCGCGTCGCTGGGCCCCGGCCGTCCGCAACCGCAGACACAGGGAAGACGACGGAGGAAGGCCAGATAACCGGTGTCGCGCTCCCTGCCCCGGCTGGCCTTGCCGCCCGGCTTGCGCGCGGCGGCGATCTTCATCCGCCGCTCCCGGTTCTTCGCCCGTTTGATCTCTGCGGCCTTGCGGAGGATGGCGCGTTCCTGGGCGGTGACCATCAGGCGGCCCTCGTGACGGTGGTCTTGCCCAGGCGCCGGCGTTCGCCGTCTCCGTCCTTGGTCAGGCGGACGCACCAAGGCCGGACGGGGACGTTCCGGGCCGGCCAGGCGGCGGCGGCGTTGGTGGCGTAGAGGAGGCCGGCCTCGATCATTTCGAGGATCAGATGCTCGGGGAAGTCCGGTCGGTCCTTGCCGGGCTCGGGGTTGTCGAAGGTGACGCGGAACGGCTGACCGGCGAAGGCCATCCGCTGGAGCGATCGGTTATGGTTCAGAGACGCCAGAACCTGGGCCTGTTCGGGCGTCAGGTCGCGGCGTTGGAAAGGCTCGCCCGCGTCCGTATGCGGCTGGGGGAAACCATCGGACGCGGGCTGTTCCGAGGCCGGTCTCTCAGCGGCCTCGAAATCGGAGAATGCAGGAAGAGCGCCGGTCATGCGGCAGCCGCCTGATCAGCCGTGATGAGATAGGCGTCGGTCAGGGCCCGGCCGATCTCGGCGCGGGGCTTCCAGGGACACCACTTCATGCCGACGGCGTTGGCGGTGGTCAGTTCGGCCAGTTGTCGCGCGGTGTTCGCCAGCTGGATCCGGCGAAGCATGGCGGCGGCCCAGGCCTTCCAGTCCGCCTGCTGAAAGTCGTCAGGCAGGAACAGCGGATCGCCATAGTCCACGTCCTCGACAAAGTCGGGCATGAAATAGAGGCTGGGCTCCGGCGTCTCGTCGACGGCGGGCACGGCGGCGGCGACGGCAGCTTCCGGGGACGGCTTATTCGGCGCGTCCCCGGCCCTGGCTGCAGAAAAGGAACCGTCTGTGACCCAAGCCAGAGCCGCGCCGACCTTCTGAACGAAGTCGGGATCGTCGGCGACATAGGCGGACAGGTAGAGGACGGGAACGCCCGCGATTTCGTCGCTGCGGCGCCGGTCAATGCGGACGGTGGTAGTGCCGAACAGGTCCACATCCCGTTTCGGCGTCGCGACGGTGGTGACGGTGAACAGGCCCATCAGACGTAGACCTGTTCGGTGTGCTGGATGCGATAGGTGGAGGCTTCGCCCGACAGCCGCAGTGATCGGGCCCGGACCCAGCCCTGGCGCGTCGCCTCAGACAGGGTCCAGGCGGCGAACCGCTCGACATGCTGGCGCCCTTCCCGATCCAGCCAGGACAGGCGGGCGGTGTGTTTGACAAGGCCCTGGGCATGGGCCGGGCGGCGGAAGGGGATCACGACGCCGGTGGCGGCTTGGGTCTGCATGGTGCGTCTCCGTTAATGCGGAGACTGTGCATTCCTGCACATTGCATGTCAATGCATAAATGCACAGTTTATGTGGTTGCTGGTTATGCTACCTCTGAGCGCGTTCCCCCAATGGAACAAGGCGGCTCGGTGCTCCCCGCTTGAATCCTTCTGGAGCCGAGCCGCCACCTTTGATTTCAGGAGAACTTTACTCGCGCTGACGCTGTGCTAGAGCGGAGAGAAGCCGCAACGGGGGTTGTGGTTTTATTCCTGGGAGGGAAATCAATGAAGAAGATTGCAACCGTCGCGGCTCTGTGCGCCGTGGCGTTCACCGTGTCGGCCTGCGCGACGAAGCGCTACCCAATCGCAACACAGTGGTCGCCCGCTGAAGCGGATGCCATGAACTGCGACATGCTGCGTCTGGAAATGGTCCGCGCAAAGCAAATCCAGACTCAGATCGCGGAAACTGCCGATTTCGACTGGCGCTCAGTCGCAGGTTTCCTAGGCGACTATGGGATCGGCAACGCCATGGCGAAGTCTGACGCCGACCGCGCCATCCGCTCTCGGATTGCCGGAATCGAGGAGGCGCAGCGCGCGAAGAGCTGCCCTGTAGCCACGGCGAACCTTTGGGATCGCGCGGGCCAGTGGATCGGCCAAGTGGTCGGCGCCGGTCAGCACTAAGCTAACGAGGGCGGCGCCGCGCGTGCCGCCCTCTGTCTTTTCAGAGGAACCTCTGCACCGCCTGCAGCAGCAAGCCCGTGATTTGGACCTCGATATCCCCGGTCGTCCCGTCGTCCAAGCTGATCGGCTCCGACCATCGTGGGTTTGTCGATCGCGGCCAAAGCTTCATTCCGTCTGCGCTGATCTCGACCTCTTTCAGCGTGATCTCGCGAAGCGCCCCGCCGTCTCTGCAGCGCGTGACCTCAACGATCATGCCAGTGTTTAGGTTCACGCCCGCTTCCGCGATATCGACGATGTGGGCGAGCTGGCCTGGCATAATTCCACGCGCATTCATGCTATCGCCTCGGATCTCGCGAAGCCACTGCCTGGCATGCGGGTAGCGCCGATCAGCCACAACCGAGAAGAACAGCGGCTCGTCCTGAATGGTCTCGTCGATCTCGGCCCACTTGCCCGCCTGTATCGGGCCAATAAGAGGCAGCTCATCCACCGCGGCAGGCGCCGCCGGCGCTACCAGCAGCCCTGCAGGCAGCTCCAAGCCGGCCGCCTCGGCGATCTTTCGTAGGGTTGCGGGTTTCGGTGTAAATTTGAACTCAGGGTCGTTTAGAGGCCGCGTAATTGTCGTCGGTGCGATTCCTGCCTTCTTGGCAAGCGCAAAGGGCTTTAGGCCGGATGCCTCAAGCGCCTTGGTGAGGAAAGCCCTAGCGTCTTCGGTGGTGTTTGCCATTGCGCGATTGTGCACATGTGCAACGTCAAGACACTGTGCATTTCGGCATTGACTTAGCGTGCATTCCTGCACATTCTGCAGGTCATGCAGAACGTCGCCCCCGAAGTGATCGAAGTTGAGCAGCGCGCGAAGGGTGCGGGCCTGACCATGGCGTCTATCCTGGCGGAAGTCGGCGTAGCGCAGTCCACATGGTGGAGGTGGCGTAAAGGCGGAGTTGAGCCGCGCCTCAGCACTTTGCGCGAGGTCGCTCATGCTCTCGATCGCCGCATTGCCGCACCCGAGACGGTGGTCGCCCGTCGCGCCGCCAACACCGCCCCCCAAGGGGAGGCCGCCTGATGTGCGACTTGAAACCGGGCGATGAGGTGGTGCGCTACAGGATGGGCCCGGCTGGGCCGCACCCCTTGTCGAGAACGCCTGATCCAGAGATCGGGCACGTCGGCATCGTTACCGCTGTTGGAGAAACAGTGTGCGGCGGCTTCTGGATTGAGCTGGACAACTGGCCTGTGGACCCGCTGTGCGGGCTTCCGGCGGAGCACTTCCGCAAGGTCCAGCGCCGCGACCTGACGGCCTGGCTGGCGACCAAGAACACCATCGAAGATCCGAACCCCCTTCCTGCGAAGGAGGTGGCCTGAGGCTTCGTCCGTTTCGCGCCGCCGGCCCGCCCTCACGGCGTTCGCGAACGCTCCGGCGGGGGTCGCCCTCCCCCTCCGCCCCCGCCGGAGCCCCCCCTCTTCGTAACCCATACGCCTACTCCCAAACGCCACTCACAGGCTGGACGGTACGGGGTTTCCCCTAGGCCGTCAGCAAAACGACAAACCAGAACCTTCGAGGAACGACAGGCATGAGCATTCCCGTCATCAAGGCCATCACGAAACGCATCCGGCTTCGCTACGGCTCGACCGAGGCTGCGGCCGCTGCCGCCGGCGTCAGCCCTGGCGTCTGGAGCGGCTACGAGAACGCCGACAAGCCCGAGACGACGATTCCGCTGGGCCGTCTGGTCGACATGAGCCTGACGGCGGACGAGCGCCGAGCGGTGGTCGCTCTCTTCGCGTCGCCGGATGAAGGCGCCGTCGAGGACATTCTGGACGAGGCGGCAGAGGCGACCGAGGCTGCCGCACGGGTCCAGAGCATGGTCCGCCTCGCCGCCCGCGACGGACAGATTACAGAGGCCGAGGCTCGCCCCATCCGTCAGGCCGCGCTGGAAGCCAAGGCCCAGATGCACGACGTGCTGAAGAGCGTGGGGAGGGTCGGATGATCGGTTACGCCCTCGACGCCGCGCGCCGTGGCTTTCGGGCCGCGACCCGGGCGCTCCGTGAGCGCAAGGCCGCCGATCCCATGGATCCGGTTCGCAGCTTGGCGCGCGACCTGATCGCCCGCGCCGAACGGCGGCGCGACACGCGGGCAATCAATCACCTCCAAGAGGCGATGAAGGTCTTTGCGACCGAGGCCCTGAAACCTGTTCCCCGGCCGCTGGACGCGGCGTCGGCCGGGTCTCTCACCACCCAGCCGCACAACCACTGAAAGCACAAACAATGAAGCCTATTACAGACGTCTTGCGGGATATCCGCAAGGGGATGGTGGCGGAAGCGGCCGGCGAAGAGCTGGCCAACGTCGTCCGCGCCGTCACCGCGACCGGCAAGCCCGGTTCGCTGACCCTCAAGCTGACCGTGAAGCCCCAGAAGGGCGACAGCGAACAGGTCGTGATCAGTTCGAAGGTCACCGCATCCTCGCCGACGGCCGACATGCCCGAGGCCATCTTCTTCGCCGACATGGACGGCGATCTGCACCGCAACGACCCGCGTCAACCGGAAATGTTCCGTGACGCTAACCTCGGCGACAAGGTCGTCGACGCCCGGAGGCCCGCCTAATGGACAATCCCAGCACCGAAGCCGGCTTTATCGCCGGCCTGGCCCAGAAGGCCGCACCCCGCGCCGAAGTCGTCACCTCGGCCGGCCGGACATGGCTGGTCACCCAGACCGGCGTCCACGCGGCGGAAGTCACCGATCCGCACGGTCTGACCCAGGCCGATCCGATTCGCATCCGTCAGGCGGTAACCCTGCAGACGGTCGACTCGCTGGTCGATTACGTGAATATCTTCAAGACCGAACACACGATCCTGTTTGCCGACATCGCCGGCTCAAGGATCGCGGCTCTGATCGACTATCATGGTCCGACCGCGCCGGCCCACGTCGACCACAAGGCCAACCTGTCCCTGCCGTTCTCGCAAGAATGGAAGACCTGGACCGCGATCGACGGCCGGCTGATGAGCCAGCTGGAGTTCGCGCGCTTCCTGGAAGAGAACGCCGTGGACGTGGTGGCGCCGACAGGGGCCGACCTCTTGGAGACGTGCCGCGATCTGCAGGCCGTTCGCAAGGTGGACTTCCGCAAGGCGGTTCGGACCAGCAGCGACAACGAGAACTTCGAATACACGGACGAGACCGAGGCGCGCACGAAGAACGGCGGCGTCGAGGTGCCGACGAAGTTCGAACTGCGCCTGCCAGTCTATTTCGGCGGCGAGTCGGTCGCCCTTTTCGCCTTCCTGCGCTGGAAGCTGACGGAGGGCGACCTGTCGCTCGGCATCGCCCTTCACCGTGCCGAGCACGTCCGCCAGGCCGTATTCAAGCAGATCGTCATCGAAGCCGGCGAGCGCACTGAGCGGCCGGTGGTCTTCGGGACGGCGGGCTGACCATGGGAGGGCATTCGAACACCAGCGTCGACGGTGGGCGGATGCCCGCCTGTCCGGTGACGCATGAAGCGCTGAAGGTGGGGCGATGACCCGCCTTGAACGCCTCGGCCTTGAGGTATCCGCCTACACCCTGCTGGGCTCCCGCGCTCAGGCTGCCACGCTGTGCGCCCTGATAGACGCCAAGGGCGCCCTGATGAACTGGCGTCAGTTGGCCAGCGCCAGGCCCTGGAAAATGCACGCTGAAGAGGCGAGCGCCGGAGTGGTGAAAACCCGCGTCTGCCTCCTCCGCCAGAGCCTGGAGGACGTCGGCCTCGGCGGGCTGGTCGTCGGCGGTGGTCGGAAAGAGGGCCTGTCCTATGCCCTGCCTGAGCCAGGCCGTTCGGTGGTCCTCGATCGCTTGATCATGGAGGCCGCATGACCCGCAAGAGCTACACGGTGGTCTCCGCCTACACCGGCCGGGACGGCAAGACCCGCGTCTATGTCAAAGACCACCCCCTCCCCCTTCTCTGCGAAGAACCTTTGAACGAGGGCGACGCGGTGGTGATCGTAGGCCAGAAGGCGGAGCGCGCCCGATGAGCAGCGCGGGATCATTTGCGACCGCGCGGCGTGGCGGTGTTCTTCAGTCCGAGGTCAATGACGCCCGGCAGAAGCTGGGCGCCCGCGCCACGCCGGCCCAGATCGCAAAGGTGCTGGGCCGGTGCGAGGCCGACGTTCGGGCGATTCTAGGCGGCGGAGACGTGGAGGGAATGCCCCGTGCCCGCGAGCCCTGGCCCTTGGGCGGCTGCGATGGGCCCCACCAGTCGGTCATCCGCGAGGTCTGCGCCGCGCACGGCGTACAGGTTGCCGACCTGAAGGCCTGCGCCGCCACGAAGATCCGCTATCCCAGCCCTGCGGCCCGCGCCTTGATCGCGTCGATCAAGGCCGTGCGTGAAGCCTTTCCCGATCTGACGCTGATCGACCAACAGGCGATCTTTCAGCGGGACAAGGCGAGCCTTTGCCGTTGGATAGGGCGGCACAGGGGCGAAGCCGCATGACGACCTCAGCCCATTACAGCATGGCTATGGACCTGATGCGGTCGGGCGTGCCTGTGCAGGCCGCCGCAGCAATGGCGGGCGTTTCTTCGATCTCGGTCGCCGCCCTGCCCGTCTCTCGGCCATCCAGGCCGTCCTATGTGCCGGGGCCTCGTTTCTGTCAGCCAGTGAAGTCGCTTCCGCCCAGGGAGCCCACGCGACACCCGACGACGCCGCATGATGCGGTGATTGCGACGGTGGAGAGTGTGGCGCGGCGATACGGCCTGTCTGCCCGCGAAGTTCTCGAGAAGTGCAACAAGCGTCACCGGGCCTATGCCCGGCATCAGGCTATGGCCGAGGTACAGGCCCGGTTTGGGCTCAGCCTTCCCAGGATAGGAGCGATCTTCGGCGGGATGCACCATACGACCGTGATGGAGGGCATTGAGCGCCACCATGCGCGGGTGCTGTGGGGCGAACTACTGATCGCCGCAGGCGGTGTCCGATGAGCGTTCAGTGCATCGCCATGGCGTTCGCGTTCGACGCCCCCAGCCCAACGACAAAGCTGGTTCTGCTGGCCCTCGCCAACTATGCGGACGAGAACGCGCAGTGTTTCCCGCCGGTCAAGAAGATCGTGGCGGAGACGGGCCTGAGCGACCGGGCCGTGCGGAACGCGATCCAGTCTCTGATCGCCGTCAGGGCCATCGAGAAGGCCACGCGGCGGCGGAAGAACGGGACGCAGACGTCGGATCTGTTCACGCTTTTCCCCAACGGTGGTCATAACCAGACTGCACGACGTGCAGGCGGCACGAAATGCCGGAATGAACAGACTGCACCAGATGCCGCCTGTGACGCCGACAGACTGCACGAGGTGCCGGTACAGACTGCACCAGATGCAGGCCTCACTACGTTCGAACCGTCACTAGAACCATCACTTGCTGTTGTTGACGCGCGAGGCGCGGAAATCGCGACGGCGCCGATGGTGCAGGTGATAGCCGAGGCGCTGGTCGAGGACGACTGGCCAGAGGGCGACGCCCGTGCCTGGTCGGCGGAACTGGTCGGCGAGGCCGGGACCGTGATGCTGGACCCCGCCCGTCAGCCGGGCCTCGCGACGACGCTGGGCCAGTTGGTCGCCTGGAAGCGGGACGGGGCGTCGTGGCGATACGACGTCGTGCCGGTGGTCACGGCCCTGGCCCAGAAGGCCCGCCGCCCAATCGCCACCTGGAAGTTCTTCGCACCCGCCATCGCTCAATCCATCGCCGACAACCGCGCCGCCCTCTCGATCCCGGAAGCCCGCCCCCATGCAAGCCCAGCCGATGAACACCGCCCGAGCGCTAAGCTGTCCGCAAAACGCGCAAACCTCGACCGTCACTACGCCGGTGCTGAGCAAGCCGCTGGCCTCGTGGCTGCTCGACGAGCCTACTGACGCCAAGGCCGTCGACGTCATCGCCAAGAGCGAGATGTTGCGGTCTGAGGCGGCGATGGCGATGCCGGCCCTGCGCGCGGCGGCCCTGCGTCCGGCCTCTGAATCGGAGGTCCGCGACATCATCGGGAGCCGGTTCGCGACCTATCCCCAGCCGGAACGGGACACAGGCGAGACGGCGGCGTTCTGGGCCGACTATTTCGACGCCCTGGACGGACTGACGCCGGCGCAGATCGAAGCGGGCATGAAGGCCCATGTCGCCGACCCGAAGTCGGAGTTTCTGCCCAAGCCCGGCCGTCTGGCGGATCTGGCCCGGCAATCGACGACGCCCGGCCGCTGGACCCGAGCTCATAACCGCGCCCGCGCGGCGGTGGTTCAAGCCCGCGCGGCGGAAGTCATGATTGAGGCGCCGGTGGTCCGGCACTCGCCCGAAGAGGTCAAGGCCATGTTGGCCCAGACCCTGGAGGCCTTGTCTCAGACGCCGACCGCCAAGGCCCTCGCCGCCCGGCAGGCCGCCCGCAAGCCCACGCCAGCCGCGCCCCTGCCGCCCGGCAGCGCCATGAGCGCCGAAATGCGCGCCATGCTCGAGCGCGCCGGAACCATCGCCCCCAAACCGCAAGACCACGACGGAGCCGCCGCATGACCTTGACCTGGCACATCGCCCAAGTGACCCAAGCCGGCCGCCGGGCGGCGATCGCTCTGCGAGAGCACCGCTTCACGGTCTATTGCCCGATCGAACGGACGTACAAGTCTGTTCCGAAGGGCGGTCGCGAGGAGGTGGAGCGGCCCCTGTTCCCCGGCTATCTGTTCGTCGGCCTGGGCCCCTGGAATGACTATGACCAGCTGTACGACATCGACGGGCTGACGCGGATCGTCGAGACCCGGCTTAGCAGCGAACGGTTGGCGTCTCTGGTCTATCAGCTGATGGCCCGCCAGTGCGCCGGCGAGTTTGACCAGACCACGTCGCACCGATATTTGCCGCCGAAGCCCATGGTCGGTTCGATGAATCGGCTGGTCGGGAACGGACTGACCGCCCTCGGCAAGCTGTTGAAGACCGATCCCAACGGGCGCCTGGATCTGGTGCTGTCTGGAGAGCTGGACGGCGAGGATGAAGAGTGGGAGGCGGCTGCCTGACACAAGATGTTGCGCCGGGGCTTGCACCTCGGCGCAAATCATGGCAGGCAGATGGTGCGGACACAGCTCACGGGCAATGCAGCCCCTTGGTAAAACAGCCCAGCGGGCAGGCCTCGGTCCGGACGATCAGCGACCTCGATAGGGGACTGCATCGTCGGTAAGGCGAAACTCGCCCTGAGCAGTCCGACAAGATACCCCGCGCCAGTTCCACGTCGTCCAGCACCGGGACAAGGGACGTTCATCTCGACCGACCAGCGCTGACGATGGCTCGGGATAGCCAGGCGTCCATAGCGTCAACCCAGCGGCGCGGCACGGCATAGCCGTTCCCATTGCTGGCATGGCGGTCATTCCCGGATAGATCAGGAGCTCGCGATGGCCCGACTGTCGCACCTGTCCAGTCGCGTCAACTACGCGTGCGATCGCCGGGCCTTTGCTTCGGATGCATCCAGAGGCCCCGCGCCTGCACAGCATAGCCAGCCATGGAAGGCCTGGTACAAGACGAAACGATGGCGTGACCTCAAGGCTGAGGTCCACATCCGGGACAACTACACCTGCCAGCGGACGGGCCAACTCTGTGGCGGGACATATCCCGCGCCTGACAGCCCGGTAGCCAACCATAAGCGTCCGCACCGTGGCGACCCCGCCCTTTTCTGGGACCCAGCCAACGTCGAGACGGTCAGCAAGGCCGTCCACGACAGCGCTATCCAGGCCGAAGAGCAGTCCAGCCTCCACCAACGGGGCGACTGGAGCTGACAGCCCCAGGGGGGCATCGAAACTTCCGAAGGTCCGTCGCTCACAGACCGGCCGCCTACTCACGGACAGATTAAATCCCGGCTGGGAAGTTCGCGGGTGCGAACCGGGCCGGCAGGAGCCCTCATGGCGGATGAAAAAAAGCCCGTCGATTGGGCTGAGATCGAGCGCGACTACCGCACGAGCAAGATGTCTGTGCGCGAGATTGCCCGCTGGTACGGGATCACAGAAGCGGCGATCCGAAAGCGCGCCAAGAAGGACGGATGGGAGCGCCCGAGTTCGCAGGATGGTGCGCAGGCTGAGGCCGCGCACCCGGAGCCCGAGAAAGTTTACATCGGCACTGTCCTGACCCCTGAGAACACGACGCCCGAGGCAATCGTCGGTCGAGGTCGGAACCTCGTCATGCGGATGATGGACGAGCTGGACGCCACCACGAGCCGACAAGGCGAGCTAGAGTCACTGATCGTTTCGTCAACCGACGAGGCCGACGCCAGCGGGCAGCGCGCCGCCCTGATGCAGGCGGTGTCGCTGAAGACCAGATCCGATGTTCTTAAGGCGCTGGCGACGGCGGCAAAGACGTTGGCGGAAGCGGGAGCCCCCCAGGGCGTCAAGAAACAGCGCCAGGAGGCCGGACAGCGGGTCGCAAAAAGCAGCAGCCGCTTCGCTTCGCCCCCGCCGCCTATTCGGCTGGTGCAGTAACCGGTGGAGTGGTCGACAGCCTGCGTCGACTGGAGAGACCGGATCGTCGCCAAGCGGTCCCTTATCCCGTCGCCGCTGTTCAGGGACGAAGCGCGAGAGGCGCTGGAGGTCTTCAAGTCGCTCCGCATCGTGGATGCGCCGCGTCAACCGACTTTCGGCGAGGCCTGTGAGCAGTGGGTGTTCGATTTCGTATCGGCCATCTTCGGCGCCTATGACGCAGTAAGCGGCCGGCGTCTGATCAAGGAGTTCTTCCTGCTCATCAGCAAGAAGAACTCGAAGTCCACCATTGCGGCGGGCATCATGCTCACGGCGCTCATCCGGAACTGGCGCCATTCGGCGGAGCTGCTGATCCTAGCGCCGACAATCGAGGTCGCCCAGAACGCCTACAAGCCCGCGCGGGACATGGTGAAGGCGGACGAGGAGTTGGAAGACCTCTTCCACGTCCAGGATCATATCAGGACGATCACGCACCGCGACAACGGCGCCATGCTGAAGGTCGTGGCGGCCGACACGGACACGGTGTCCGGCAAGAAGGCCGGCCACATCTTCATCGACGAGCTGTGGGTCTTCGGAAAACGCGCCAAGGCTGACGCGATGCTTCGAGAGGCCACGGGCGGCACGGTCTCTAGGCCCGAGGGCTTCATCATCTGGGCCAGCACGCAGTCGGACGAAGAGCCGGCGGGGGTTTTCAAGACCAAGCTCGACTATTTCCGCGACGTTCGGGACGGTAAGATCGCGGATCAGCGCTCCCTTCCCGTCATCTATGAGTTTCCAGAGCAGATGGTGGAGGCCGAGGCCTTCCTGCGGCCGGAAAACTTCTACATCACCAACCCGAATCTGGGCCGGTCGGTCGATCAGGAGTGGCTGGAGGCTGAGCTTCGCAAGGTCGAGAACGCGACCGGGGGCGAAAGGCAGGTTTTCCTCGCCAAGCACCTGAACGTCGAGATCGGGTTGAAGCTGGCGAACAACCGCTGGGCCGGCGCCGACTATTGGGAAGCGGCGACAGACAAGAGCCTGACCCTCGAAGAGGTCCTGGCGCGTTCGGAGGTCTGCACGATTGGCATCGACGGCGGCGGCCTGGACGACTTGTTCGGTCTGGCGGTGCTGGGCCGGTGCAGGGAAACGCAGAAGTGGCTGCTCTGGACCCATGCCTGGGCGCACGACGACGTGCTTAAGCGCCGCGCGGACATCGCAAGCCGGCTGAAGGACTTCGAAGGCGATGGCGACCTGACGATCAGCGAAGATCCGATGGCCCCAATCATGGAGGCTGCGGCCTACATCGAACGGGTCAAGGAGGCTTCCCTGCTGCCCGAGTCTGAGGGCGTGGGGATCGACCCAATCGGCGTCGCCGCGCTCGTCGATGAGCTGGAGGCGCGCGGAATCGCGCCGGGACAGCAGGTCGCGATTCGACAGGGATTTGCGCTCTCGCCGGCCTCCTGGGGCGCGGAGATCAAGCTGAAGAACGGATCGCTGAAGCATGGCGGTCAGCGGATGATGGCCTGGTGTGTCGGCAACGCGAAGGTCGAGGTCCGAGGCGGCGCGGTGATCATCACCAAACAGTCGGCCGGCCGGGCAAAGATCGACCCGCTCGTGGCGGCGTTCAACGCGATGATGCTGATGGCGCGCAAGCCCATGGCGACGGGGCCGAGCGTCTACGAGGCGCGGGGCCTTCTGATGGTCTGAGGGAGGCGGAATGAACTTTGCCCGCCTGCTAGGTTTTGGCGCAAAGCCAGAGTCCGCCATGACGGCGCGCCAGCCTCACGGCGACGCCTTCATGGCCTACTCGCTGAACGACCCGTTTTTGCTGGAGTTCATGCGCGACGGCTACGAGGCCGCCTCGGGCGCCCGGGTCAGCACGCAGACCGCGCTGCGCAACCCGGCCATGTTCCGGGCGGTCAGCCTGATCTCCTACGCGATTGGCATGCTGCCGCTTCACGTCATCGACGACGAGACGAAGGAGAAGGCGGATCACCCGCTGTTCCGCATTCTGCATCGGGAGCCGAACAACTGGCAAACGGCGTTCGACTTCCGATCGCTGATGCAGCTGCGGGCCCTGGTGAAGGGCAATGCCTATGCGCTGATTATCCGGTCGCGACAGATCCGAACCGGTCGCGACGAGATTATCCGGCTCGTGCCTCTCGACCCCGATCTGGTGACGCCGGTCCAGAACGACGACTGGAGCGTCAGCTACCGATACCAGCCGAAGAACGGCGCCCTACGCACACTGCGGCCGGAGGAGGTTTTCCATCTGCGCGGCCTGTCGCTCGACGGCATCTGTGGCATGTCGCTGGTCAAGCAGGCGCGTGATGCGATCGGTTTGGCGCTTAGTGCCGAACTGGCGGCCGGTAGACTGTTCAAGAACGGCTCGTTTGTCGGCGGCGCCCTGAAGCATCCCGGCAAGTTGTCGGATCCAGCCTTCGAACGTCTGAAGAGCTCGCTCGCCGACAAGGAGGGCGCGGAGAACGCCGGCAAGAACCTGATTCTCGAAGAGGGCATGGATTACATCGCCCTGTCGCAGAACGCGCGGGATTCGCAGCTGACCGAGCTGCGGAAGATGCAGGTCGAGGAAATCGCCCGCGTGACCGGTGTGCCGCGCCCGCTCCTGATGGTCGATGAGACCAGCTGGGGCTCAGGCATCCAGGCGCTGGGCCAGTTTTTCGTCCAGTACGCCCTGAACCCCTGGTTTGAGGCCTGGCAGCAGGCCGCCGAGCGGTCACTCCTAACCGGGGCGGAGAAGGATCGGTACGCTGTCAAGTTCAATCCTGGGGCTCTGCTTCGCGGCTCGACGAAAGATCAGGGCGACTTCTTCGCGAAGGCCTTGGGTGCCGGTGGTCAGCCGGGATGGATGAGCCCGAACGAGGTGCGTCGCCTCAACGACATGCCGGACGACACCGATCCGGCCAGCAACGCGATCAGCAAGGGCAATCAGGGCGGCTCGCCCTCGCCCGAAGAAAACGGAGGCGGCGATGCGCCAGCGTAATCTGCGGGTTTTTGCCAAGGCGCGTCCGGGGGCCATGCCCCTCCCCGCGCGCCGTGACGTGGCGGCATTCACGAAGCCCCAGGTCTTCGACAAATGGTCGGAAGACGCGGCGGGCGTGCGCGCCCTGGAGCGGGGCGACAACGTCGTCACCATGTTCGATGTGATCGGCGAGGACTTCTGGTCCGGCGGCGGGATCACGGCGAAGAAGGTTTCGCAGCAGCTTCGCGCCATCGGAGACCGGCCCGTCGAGGTCCAGATCAACTCGCCGGGCGGCGACATGTTCGAGGGGATCGCGATCTACAATGTCCTGCGCGAGCACCCGCAGGAGATCACGGTCAAGGTCATGGGGATGGCCGCCTCCGCCGCCTCGATTATCGCCATGGCCGGCGACAAGATCGAGATCGGGGCGGCTTCCTTCCTGATGATCCACAACTGCTGGGTTCTCGCGATGGGGAACCGGCACGACATGCGCGAGACCGCTGAGTTCCTTGACCCGTTCGACGCTGCCATGGTCGAAGTCTATGCCGCCCGTTCGGGACAGAAGGCGGACCAGATCGCGGCCTGGATGGACGCCGAGACCTTCATGTCAGGCTCGCAGGCGATCGAGCGCGGGTTCGCCGACGCTCTGCTGCCAGCCGACAAGACCACAACCGACGAGAAAGCCAAGGCGGAAGATCGCCGGGTCAACGAGCTCCGCGCCGCGGAGCTTGACCTCGTCCGTGCGGGCATGACGCGCACCCAGGCGCGCGACCGCATCAGCAAGATCAAGGGCACGCCTGGCGCTGCCCCTGATGACGACGCCACGCCGGGCGCTGGCGACCACGAACTGTCGGCTTCCATGGCCGACTTGCTTGCCACCATCCGCGCCTAAGGCGCGTCAGGAGATATCATCATGAAGACCCATCTGCTGGGCGCAGCTCCGCGCGCCCTGTGCGGCGGCGTGCGCGCCGACGTCACCGACCCTAAGACTATGATCGGCCAACTGCAGGCCGCCTTCGAAGAGTTCAAGAAAACGAACGACGAGAAGCTGAAGGCCAAGGCGGACGTGATCCTGGACGAGAAGGTCCAGCGCCTCGACGCCGCTATCGACGGTTTCCAGGCGACGATCGACGATCTGAACGCCAAGATCGCGGCCGGCGCCGCCAACAAGGACGCACCGCGTGACGCCGAGTACACCTCGGCCTTTCAGGCGCACTTCCGCAAAGGCTCCGTCGAGGCGTCCCTGAACAAGGGCGCCGACGATGAGGGCGGCTATCTGGCCCCCATCGAGTGGGACCGCACGATCACCGACAAGCTGATCGAGGTCTCGCCCATGCGCCAGATCGCGACCGTGCAGACCGTGTCGAGCGCCGGCTTCAAGAAGCTGTACAATCTGCACGGTACCGGTTCCGGCTGGGTCGGTGAAACTGCCGCCCGTCCGGAGACTGCGACTCCGGAGTTCGGCGCGCAGACCTTCGTCCCGGGCGAGTTGTACGCGAACCCCGCAGCGACCCAGCAACTGCTGGACGACGCGGAGGTCAACCTGGAGGCCTGGCTGGCCAACGAGGTCGAGACCGAGTTCGCCTACCAGGAGGGCCTGGCCTTCGTGTCCGGCAACGGCACAAACAAGCCCAAGGGCTTCCTGACCTACGTCACCGGCGCCGCCAACGCCGCCGACAATCCCCTGGGCGCGATCCAGGTCACCACGGCCGCCGCTGCTGCGGCGGTTACGACCGACGAGCTGATAGACCTGGTCTACAGCCTGCCGGGTGTGCTCGCGCAGAACGCGCGTTTCGTCACCAACCGCAACAGCCTGTCGAAGGTTCGGAAGCTGAAGGACGGCGACGGCAACTACATCTGGCAGCCCTCGCTGCAGGCGGGCCAGCCGGCCCAACTCCTGGGCTATCCGGTGACGGAAATGGCGGCGATGCCGAACATGGCGGCCGGCGCCGTACCGATCGCTTTCGGCGATTTCCGCCGGGGCTATCTGATCGTCGATCGCACTGGCGTCCGCGTCCTTCGCGACCCGTACTCCAATAAGCCCTACGTGATGTTTTACACCACGAAGCGCGTTGGCGGCGGCGTACAGAACCCGGAGGCCATTAAGGCCCTGAAGATGGCCGCTTCCTAAGCGGCCATCTGAGGTCACCGGGCCGGGTTAGATCCCGGCCCGGCTTTCCAGGGCGGATGCGCGCCGTCCTTCCTGGCAAGCCGGGGACCATCCATCTGAAAAAGGAGGCCGTTATGGCCAAGATTGAGAAGGCCCCTGCGGCCGAACCCGCCAAATCCGAGGGCCGCTTGCCCGAGACCATGGCGGTCGAGAACCCGGATCCGGCGACCGAGATGGACTCGGCCTCGGGTGCGTTCATCGAGCCGGAGATCAAGGCAGCGATACCGGTCGAACACCCTTCGGTCGAGAACAACCCGCGCGCGGGCACCTCGGCCGTGCAGAACGGCGGCGATTTCAATGATCCGGTTCGCCGCCATCCCTCGGAAGATGGCTTTGCCGGCCAGGGACTGGATATGTCGGTCTACGGCAAGACCGAAGCCACGAAGGACTGACCCATGCTCAACGTCGTCGTCACCGAGACCGGCCCGCTGTTCACCCTCGAAGAGGCCAAGGAACATCTGCGCGTCGATCATAGTGACGACGACGCCTTGATCAGCACTTACGCGGATGCCGCAGTCAGCCGTGTGCTGCAATACTGCAACCTCGCGCTTGTGCCTGGCGGCGCCGCTGTCGCGGCCTTCAAGGCCGCCGCGCTGCTGGCGCTCGGCGATCTCTACGCGAATCGCGAGCCGGTGCTGTCTGATGGATCGCCGATCCGAAACCTGATCGACCCGTACCGCTGGCTTCGGGTCTGAGGAGATCGCCATGCGCGTCCGCTTCACTGAATCGTTCGACTACATTCCGTCCGAAGAGCCGCGCGTGCTGATCGCCTATCGCGCTGCCGGTGGCGCAAACAAGGACGGCATCTACACCGTCAAGCGCGAGTGTGGTGAGGCGGCGGTCCAGGCTGGCGCTGGCGAGGAGGTGGCCTCCGACCCGCTGGACCATGACCAGGACGGACGAAAGGGCGGCTCACTCCCGAAGGCGAAGCATACCGATGCCGAAGCCTAAGGGTGCGGGCGATCTGCGCCAGCGGGTCTATTTCGAGCGTCGGGCCGAGGGGTCGGATGCCTACGGAAACCCGGTCCAGGGCTGGGAGCCCTTGGGGATCAGCCGCGCGGCGAGCCTGCTTCCCACGCGGGGCAGCGAGGCGGTGCAATCCGACCGCCTCTCGGGGCGTGTGCAGTGGGATTGCTGGGTCAGGTCAGACAGCGGCACCCGCTCGCTCCAGACCGGCGACCGAATGGTGGACCAGCGGGACACCTCGCGCACCTTCAATATCGGGTTCATCGGCGACATGGACGGCGACCGAACGTGGTTGCTGATTCAGGCCGTGTCAGGAGGCGCCGATGGCTAAGGGCGGCCTTGAAGGCGTCGAACGTCTGACCCGCAAGCTGTCGGCCATGACCCCAGCCGTCCGCAAGGCGGCGGGCCAGGAGGCCTTTCTTCAAGCAGAGGAGATGGCGGCCCAGATGCGCCGGATCGCACCTCGGGATGACGATCCGAACAACGGAGAACAGGTCCGCGACCATATCCACGTCGAAGAGGGCCGCCTTGGCGAAGTGTCTTATGTCGTGATCAGCGACGCGAAGGATGCGAAGGGCCGCCCGAAGGCGCCGCGTGTCGAGCTTGGACACCTTGCCGCCAACGGCCGACACGTCGAGGCCAGCCCTTCGTTCTATCCAGTGGTTCGGGCAAATCAGCGCAAGGTGAAGCGCCGGATCGCCAACGCCATGCGCCGCGCCATCAAGGCGGAGGCCGCCCGATGATCGACCCGCAGCTTCCGCTTCAGGCCGCCATCGTCGCGGCGGTCAAGGCCGACGCAGAGCTAGACACCCTGATCGCCGGTCGCATCTTCGACCGCGTTCCGGTCAATGTGGACGGCATTCCGCAAGGGCCGTTTCCGTACCTGAGTTTCGGCTCAGCCGATACGACCGATGAAGGTACGGCCTGCGTCGGCCCCTCTGACTGCTTTATCGACCTGAACGGGTGGTCCCGAGAGGTCGGCTATCCGGAGGTGAAGCGCATCGGCGCTCGCGCTGCGGCCCTGCTGAACACCAAACTCGCCGTCGCAGGCTTCGAGGTGGTGACGCACCGGGTCGAGCGCCTGTCCTATCAGCGCGAGCAGGACGGCCTCACCAGCCGCGCCCTCCTTCGCCTGCGCTACGGCCTGAAGAAGGCCGCCTGATCCCGCCCTGCGGGCCATCCCGCCCCCTCGGGGGTTTCTTCGACAGAGAAAGGCATCCGAATGTCGGACGTTTTCGTGAGCGTCGTCTCGGGCGAGGAAATCCTCGTCCAGCTCGGCGACGGTGCGGACCCCGAGGTCTTCGCCCATGACTGCATGATCAACGGCTCGCGCGGGTTCAACCGCACGGCGACCACGACCGATCAGCAGATCCCCAACTGCACCGATCCGTCCAAGCCGCCCAAGACCATGCGGCGCACGGACTCGACCGACAGCACGATCAGCGGCGAAGGCCTCCTGCATTCCGCGTCGGTGCTGGCCTGGTTGAACCGCGTAGGTCAAACGATCAACTGCCGCGTCCGCAAGGCCGGCTCCTTCCAGATCGCCGGCCCCTACATCCTGACCGAGTTCTCGATCACCGGAAATGCCCGTGAATACGCCACGGCCTCGGTCACTCTGGTCCAGGCCGACGAGCCGACCATCACGGCCGGCGCCTGATGAGCCGCAGCGCCAAGTACCGGGCTCCGTTCGGGGACGGAGTCTACGATTTCGTCCTCGACATCGGCGGTCTGGAGGAGTTGCAGGAGAAGACCGACGCCGGACCCGAAGAGCTTTATCACCGGGTCTCAAACGGCAACTGGCGCATCGCCGACCTAAGGGAGCCCATTCGCATCGGCTTGATCCGTGGCGGTATGGACCCGATGCGCGCTTTGGCTATGCAGGCCCGATATGCTGCGGAGGGCTATCTGGCTTCGCTGAAGCCGCTCGTCCTCGGCATCCTCGCCGCGGCCCTGGTCGGCGCTCCCGACGAGGACACCCCGTCGGGGGAGCAACAAGCGGGGGCGAAAGACCCCTCCCCCGCCGAAAAATCCGCTTCGCAGGACTCTACGCCGCTGGTGCGCAAATCGGACTCTCCCCGAAAGAGGTCCGCGAAAGCAGTCTCTGGCAGCTAAGCGAGGCGCATCGGGGCTGGCGCAAGGCGCAGGGTGTCGAGGAGAAGGCCGGCGCCCCGTCCATAGAGGCATTTGAACGAGCGGTGAAAGCGGCTAGGTCTTAGGCTCAGGAGGACGAGCCATGAAGACCCTTCGCAATATCGCGCTTGCTGCGCTTCTGCTCTTCGTCGTCGCTCCCTGCGCCTACAATCAATACTTCCGCTCATCGGCGCCCCTCGACCACGACGCTGACCTCTTTGCGGCGGCTCGCGCAGCAGCGGGTTCCTCCCTAACCGACGCGGTGATTGTCGAAGGCATCCGCGAACGAGCGGTGTGCGCCAGACGAGCGGGCGCCGATCTTGTCTACCGCGAAGACAGCAAGACCCTGATCGTTGACGACGGCCGACCGGTGATGAGCGCGGCGTTGGACGGATGGTGTCGGGAGAAACTGGGCAACAACTGGGCGGGGCGCGACCTACCGTAGGAGGCTACAGCCTCCACAAGGAGGCTTCATGGCCGACGAGATCGAGAGACTTCTGGTCCGCGTTGAAGCCAACGCGGAACAGTTTGAGCGCCAGATCAAGAAGATGAACAAGGCGCTGTACGGCTCGCAGGCCGAGACGCGCAAGACGCTTAACGCGATCAAGAAGGACTGGAAGGACGCTGGCCGCGACGTCGCAAACGACTTCTATCGTCCAATACAGCTTGCATCGACCGTCGCGCTCGGCGCCATCGTCGGCTTTTCTCTGAACGCCGCGAAGCGCGCAGAGGCCGTTGACGGCGCATTCCAGCAGGTCTTCCGCGACATGCCGAAGGAAGCCCAGGCTGCGGTGTTGAAGATCAGCGAAGAGTTTGGGCGCCTAGAAACCGATGTGAAGGACAACTTCACTCGGATGAGGGGCGTTCTAACTGCGTTGGGGGTGGATGCCGAGCAGTCTCTGAAGATTGTCGATCAGCTGCAACGCCGATCTCTGGATATCGGCGCGTTCGCAAACGTGGAGGATGCCGAAGCCTTCCGCGCTGTGATTTCGGGGCTTACTGGCGAAACTGAACCCCTCAAGCGCTTCGGCATCGTGGTCAACGAGACTGCTACGAAGGCCGAGCTGCTCCGGCTGGGGTTCAAGGGCAACGCAGAGCAGGCGTCCGAAGGCGCCAAGGCTATCGCCCGCGCCAACATCATCATGCGGCAGAGCGCCGACATGCACGGGCAAGTCGCACGCGAAAGCGACCAGTTGGCCGAGCAGGAAAAGCGGACGCGCGCCGAGTTCACGAAGGCGGCGGAGGATTTCGGCCGCAAGTTTCTCCCCGTTGCGAAGGACGTGCTGGTTTGGGCGTCGAACGCTCTCGATGCTTTCAACAAGTTGCCAGAAGGTACGCAGACCGCGGGCTTAGCTCTGTTGGCTTTCGTGGCCGCCTCTGGCCCGGTTGGGGCTGCGATCACGGGCATTCGGTCTTTGATCGCGGCTGCAGTAGCGGCCCGCGCGGCGCTGGCTGCCTTGGGCTCGACCCCTGGAGCCGGAGGTGGCCGAGGCGGTGGTGGCGTCGGCGGCATAGCCGGCCGCGGCGTTCTCGGGACGGCGGCCCTGGGCGCCGGTCTTCTCGTCGGGACCGGAAGCTTTGCTCCTGCGCCCTACCGTGGCGACGATCTTCAGAGGCAACTTGAACAAGCGGTCAAAAATCGTGACCAGGCGCAGGCCCTCGCCAACGACACCTTCCTGAAATCGTCACGTGTAGTTCAGCAGCAGCGGCAAGGGCTTGCCGCCGCTAATCAGCGCGTCGCAGCGCTCCAGCAGCAGATACAGGCGCGCGATGCTGCGGCGGCGAAGGCCGAGCAGGACAAGGCGCTTGGCGAGGCGGACGCCGCGTCGCGGGCGGCACTTAGTCAGCTTGGCGACTTCGGACTTTCCGACGCCCAGCGCCGCCCCGGCGCGCCCGGTGGCGGCTCGGGCAGATCCGGCGCCGCTGCTGCCGAGCGCCAGGCCGAAAGGCGGGCCGCACTCGCGCAGGAACTCGCAATCGTCCAAGCCCGTGCTGCGGGCGACGAAGCGTCCATCAAGGCCGCCGAGGAGCGCCAAACGCTTGCTCAGCTGACGGCCGATTATCTGGATGCCGGCTATGCGGACGCCAACGCCAGGGCGCTGGAGCATCTGTCCCTGCTCAATCAGGCCGAGGCGTTGATTCAGGAGCGGGCAAAGGCCGAAGAGGATGTCGATAAGATCCTTGAGGGGCGACAGCGCCAGCTTGAGCGCGAGGCAGACTATCAACGCCTTCTGAACGACCAACTGCTGGATGCACTTCAGATCGAGGCTCAATTGGCGGGACTCCGAGGAGAGGAAGGCGCAATCCGCGACGCCGAGCGCAGGCTGTACGTCGAGCAGCGGACGAACGAGCTGATGGCCCTGCGTCTCTCGATGACCGAACAGGAGGCGCGCGCCAAAGCGGGACAGGAGTTTGACGCTCTCGACGCCGCCGACCGCTCCGGCCGGATGCGCGACGAGTTTCGCACTGCGTTCAGCGACGGCATCCGGGCCGCCATTGATGGCGATGTCGGCGGGTTCTTCGAGGGCCTGGCGGACCGCTTCACGAACCGGATGCTGGACAATCTGGCAGATGATCTTTTTGACCTGATATCGAACGTCGGCGGCGACAAGAAGGGCGGCCTCCTCAACACCATCGCCTCCGGCATAGGCTCCTTCTTCAGCGGCGGCGCCCGTGCGACCGGTGGTCCTGTCACGGCCGGCCGCGCCTACAAGGTCAACCACAACAACCCTCAGAGCGAGTGGTTCGTGCCCGGCATGAACGGCTCGATCCTGACCAATGGTCAGATGCGTGGCCTTCAGACGGGCGTCGGCCGAGGCGGCGGCGGTGCGATCGCAATCACGGTGGATGTGTCCGGCGCCAACGGTGACGCCGCCGTGGCGGCCATTGCGGAGGCGGCGGCGCGGCGCGGTGCTGAACAGGCCGTCGCTCAATCTCGCCTGGACCAATCTCAGGCCAACGCGGCCCGGAGGTATCGCCTGAAATGACGATCCAGCTCCAGGCTCTGCCTGAGACCACCACCTACGAGTTTCGGGAAGTCGCTGCGGGAAATGTGCTGCGTCCCGCGTTCGGGGGACCGCTTCAACCCCTAGCGCGGAAGGGCGATCACTGGGCGTGGGACGTGACTATCCCGGCCCTGGACGCCCGCGCCTGCGGCATGGGCCTCTTCGCCGACCTGACCCGTGGAAAGCGCGAGCCGGTGGTCATGCCCGTGCCCGACCGCATCCCCAGCCGCCCCTACGGCTCGCCCGTCATGGACGGCGTTGCGGCCGGATCTGTGGTTCCGGTGCGGGGGCTGACTCCGGCCGTGCCGATCGCCAAGGGCAAGTGGATGTCGCTGGTCCTGGCGGGTCAGCGCTATCTCTATTTGGTCGCGGCCGATGTGGTGGCGGACGGCGCGGGCAAGGCCCAAGTGCCGATCACGACGCTTCTCCGCAGGCCCACGATCGACGGCGCTACGGTCGAACTAGCGACGCCGATGGTCGAGGGTTTGGTTCCCGCCAATCAATCGGCGTCGCTGTCCACCCTGTCGGCGCTGGGCCTGAAGTTCACGATCGAGGAGCGGGACTGAGATGGACGCGGCTCTTGTCGCGGCGTTTCAGCAGCCCGCGCCGATCAAATGCACTCTGGTTCGGTTCGAACTGCCGGGCGAGGCGCTGTGCCTGACGGACGGCGGGTTCGCCCTGTTCGACGCCGGCGAGGGCGAGGGTGTCGAAACCTATCTGGGGCGGCATCCGACCTATGGCGTGTTGAGCCGGGTCGGGAACGCCAAGGACGGGGCCGACAGCGGCACACCGCGCGTGGATGTCGAAATCCTGCCTGCGTCCGATCTGGCGGCGGCGGCTCTCGGCTCGCCCAATGTGCAGGGCGGTCGGTTTCAGTGGTGGGAAGGCGTGATCGATCCGGTCACGGGCCTGCTGATCGGTGCTCCTGAACTGAAGTTCGACGGCGAGATCGACAAGCCGCGCCTGTCCGTGGACGCTGAGGGTTGGGCCCTGACGCTGGAGTGCGGCACCCAGGCGGAGCGCCAGCTGGAACCGAACGCGGACTGGCGACTGAACAACGCCTTCCATCAGCTGATCTGGCCCGGCGAGTTGGGCCTCTCGTTCGTGGACGGTGTGACCCGCAAGAAGGAATGGCGGAGCCGTCCGGAAAACCCCGGCGTGTTCAAGCGCCTGCTGA